TTACTTGGTCGAGGTAATCAAGCTCCACCTGCTGGTAGAACTCGGACTTGTATCCCCAAGACCGAGATCCGGGCGTCGCAAGGCAGTTGTTTGAGAAGTTGCACACATAGCAAGGTGCAGTCCCAAGGGTGCGGGCGCAGCCGCACTGGCATGATGCCGGAGGCGTCGGCGTCGGCGTGGTGCAGGTCGGTGGAGAGGTGGATCCTACGTCGGTGTACCAGAGCTCCTCGTACTCCGAACTGCACTCGTCGCGGACCATAGTGATCCGCAGCTTGTTCAGCGGCGGCTCTCCGCTACCGTCCTGGCAGCAGCACGGAAGTCCCCTCACTTCGACTTCCGGCAGTACCAGAACCCGAAGCCGACGCCGATGCAGCCGAGCAGCAGCGCGAACCAGAGGGAGCCGAGGAACGAGGAAGCGTCAGCGAGCATGGCGGGCCTTCTTCTTGGGGTTGTTGCGGGCGTAGGTAATTCCGATGGAGCAGCCGCTTGCGAACGCCGCCAGCAGCGTGACGAAGAGCAGGATCGACGCTTGTTCCGTGGTCATTTCTTCAGCCTCTGGATGAGTGTGTAGATCACGCCGCCGGCGACCATGACCGCGCCGCCGATGGCTGCGTACTGGATCGTGGTAAGGAGCTGGGAGTCGCGGTCCTCCGCGCCGGGGAGAGCGGCGTGGACCTCGGCGGCGGCCGCCTGGATGGCGACCAGGTCTGCCTCCACGACGGCGAGGTGCTTCTGGGCGCTGGTGGCGCGGAGGCGGACGGTGTTCGTCTCCTCCGCGATGGTCGCGGTGGCCGAGCAGCTGGACAGCGCGAGGATGGCGACGGCGGCCTTCATGCCGCGTCCACCACCACCCACTCGCCGGCGGCCTCGTCCCACTCGTAGAGCTCGCCGTCCTGCGGCATCGGGACGGGTGCCTGCCAGCGGCAGGCGGCGTCCAGCTGCCACGATGGATACGGGCGAGGCGCGACAAAGGCGTCCAGGGCTTCGTCGTACGTGTAACCGATCCCGGCGAAATTGAACCTCTTCGCTGGGTTGCCGTTCGCGTTGTAGGAGGTCTGCACCCAGCGGCCGCCGTAGGTGTTCGCACACCACTCGGCGCCGTTGGCTTCAAGCGAGTCATGCACAACGATGACCCGCGTCACGGTGTTGGTGATGTCGATTTCTGCGAAGTGTGCCATGGGATCACGCGCTGTATGAGCCACTAGCCGTAAAGGTCAAGATCGTGTTCGAGCCGCTGGTCGTGACGGTCGGGCTGCCCGTGGTCGTGCCGCTGTAGTTCGCAGTCGCCATGCGGAGGATCACCACGCCGGAGCCGCCGGAGCCAGCGGTGCCGGTTAGGCCACCACCGCCGCCGCCTGATCCGGAGTTCACGGTGCCGCTTCCTGCGTTTGTCGTGCCATTCGATCCGACACCGCCTCCGCCGCTACCACCCGCCCCGCCGGTCGAACTTTGGTTCTGATACACCCCGCCTCCGCCGCCTCCGGCGCGAGTGACGCTGGTGCCAGTGATGCTGCTAGCGCTTCCTGCGCCGCCCGCGCCTCCCTGGTTCGAATTGCTGCCGTTTGCTCCCGTTCCGCCAGCGCCGCCGCCGCCGCCGGATGGGTGCGGGTAGCCACGGTTTGCCGTGTCGCCATTGGTCCCGCCCGCATTTCCTTGTCCGCTTGTGCCAGTTCCGCCGGACCAAGTGGCTGCACCGTCGGCTCCACCGCCGCCGCCGCTGCCGCCGTTGGTGCCTGCGACATTCACAGTTCCGCCACGACCACCACCATCGCTGGTGATGGTGCTGAAAACTGAATTGTTGCCGCTGGTCGCTGACCCGCCGCCTGCGCCGACCGTGATGGTGTAGGACTGACCAACCGTCAGGCTAAACCCGGTCGCCGTGCGATAGCCGCCTGCGCCACCACCACCACCGCCGCCGGTGCCACCACCTCCCCCGCCTGCGATGACGAGGTACTCGACGTTGTAGGTGCCGCTCTGCGTGGTGGCGTTCGCCGTGTACCACGCCGAGTCGTTGGTCCCGTTGTAGGAGTTCGACCGGATCCGGTAGTAGTAGAGGGTGGACGCGGTCAGTCCGGTGTTGCTGAAGCTGGTCGCGCTGGCTGCCGTGGTGGTGACCAGGGACCAGTTTGTGTTGTCCGTGGACCGCTCGATGCGGAACCCGGTCTCGACCCCTGACTTGTCCGTCCACGACAGGTTGATCTGCGTGGAGGAGGCTGCGGTCGCCGTGAAGGACTGGACGGCAGCCGGGGTGGTGACGCTGGAGGCCGTCACCCAAGAGGAGCTGCCCGAGGTGTTCGTCGCCCTGATCCTGTAGAGGTAGGCCGTGGACTCAACCCGGCCCGTGTGGGAGTAGGAGGTCGCGTTCTGGGCGGTCGTTGTGACTGATGAGTAGCTCGATCCTGCGTTGGTTGAGACCTCGATGTCGAAGCCGTCCTCGGCGGGGCTTGCGGAGTTGTCCGTCCAGGAGAGGCTGACCGAGTCAGCGAAGTTGCTGGTCGCCGTGAAGCCGCTCGGCGCTGCGGGGATGTTGCTGCTGCCGGCGGCGGTTGCCTGCGTGAACGCCTCACCGTCTTCCATGCCCGTGCCAAAGCAATTGACTCCGCGGATGCGGAAGTGGTATGTCGTGCCGGCCGATAGCGAGGTGAAGGTGTAGAGCGAAGCCGGTGCGTTGATGGTGATCGATGTCCAGTTGTTGTTGCCGGTGCTGATGCCGACCTCGTAGCTGCTGGCGTAGTTTTGCGTGCTCGTCGCGTCCTCCCAGTTGAGGGTGATGGACGAGCTCGTCACGCCCGACGAGGTGAGGTCGTACGGAGCGTCGGGCGCTGCGGTGGCGGCGCAGCCGCCCGTGAACATGGCCTTGCGCATGAACGATCCGATCATGATGGTCCCTCCTCTCCCTCGCCCTGCTCGCCCTCGCCTGGATTCCAGAAGAGGCCCGCGCAGCGGACGGGGTTGGGTCGGTCGAAGAAGCAGATCGCCTTGCCGGCTCGGTCCATCGCCACCCAGGCGACGCACTTGGCCTGGAGGCCGGCAGTCGAGAATGCGCCGCCGTTCCAGTTGCTCCCGACGGGTCCGACGATGACCGACGGGTTGGTCGGGTCCATGCCGTCCAGGAACGTGGCGCTGTTGTGCCACTCCCGCAGGTTGTAGGCGGTGGTGTAGGTGAAGCGCGTGTCGTTCTTGTCCGGGACCATCGAGGATCCAGCAGCTCCTGGGCTGTCGGGAAGCCAGTGCTTTACCGAGTAGGTCCACCGCGAGGTTGCGCCCGTGATCACGGCTGCGCTCTGGAGCGTGATGAGCTCCTGCCACATGGCCTTCGGCTGGACCATCTGGCCATGCGCCCACTCCATGGCCTCGGCGCGTGCCTGGACAGTCTCGGCGGCGTTCTGCCATCCTCCGGTCACGAACCGGTTGGCCTTGCCGAAGAGCCCTTGGTTGAACCTCGGGGTGTGGAAGGTCATGTGATCCTGTTCGGGCCGGCCTTGGTGAACTGGGTGGAGATTGGTCCCGGCGTGGTTACGGATCCGTAGAGATTCGCGAACTCGGCCTTGTCCGGGTACGGCTGGAACCAGACGACCTTGTTGCACTGCTGCTGCGCCTCGCCGGCGACGGTGGCGCCGATGGCGAGAATGGGCATTCCGTTCGGGTACGAGACGGGCACCTGCTCGAGGTGGTACCAGTCATCGAACAGGAACGTGGCGCTGATTCGCCATGCCTCGCTGTCGAGGGTTGCGGTGATCCCGGTGCACAGGACCGAGCCGGTGGCCCATCCGAGGAACGACGTGGAGTTTCGCTTGTTGATGAACGTGGTGAGGATCGTCGCCCAGTCGGGATCGTCTGCCGTGGTGGTCTGCGAGTCCGTCTTGGTGCGGTCGCGGATGTTCTCCACCACGACCTGCTGCTGCGCGACCTGGTAGCGGCGCGGGTTGCCGTTGATGTCCACCTTAGTGCCGCCCAGGTCGGAGGTCGGCGGGAAGGTGACATCGCCGTTGGATGGGAAGAAGCTGCTTCCGCTCTTCTGCCGGTACATGGCGACCGTGCGCGAGCCGATCACGCGGGTCTGCTTCATGTACTCCGCGCCCCATGTGTCCGTGGCGGACCAGGGGAACTTCTCCGTCGTGTAGCGGGCGCGGACGATCCACGTGTAGGTGCGCTCGCGTGCTGGCTCCACGGTCACCGATCTACAGATCAGCTGCTTTAGCCACGGGTCCGCGACCGTGTTGACCGTGTGGACACCGGCTTCGAGCCGCTGCTGCGGCCTGACGGGCAAATTGGTTGCCAGTTGTCCGTCGCCTGGGTACGGGTCTGGTTGCTGGGCTGGGTTGGACTCCCAGCCGGTGACCCAGACGCGCTCGAGCACCTGCTCGCCCCAGCGGTCGGAGAACGACCACACGCGGCTTTCGGCGCGCTCGATGGAAGTCCAGGTGCCCATCAGTTGCCACCCATCTTTCGGTCGATGGAATCAAGGATCCGGTTGTTGCGCTCCATGGAGGGATCCATGCCTCGCGCAGAACCGCGGCCGCCGTCGAGGTCAGCTCCGGTCATTCCGCCGGTGTAGAACTGCGGAACTCCAAGCGCGCTTTCCATGGCTCCTAGGATGCTTGGCTGATCGACGGCAAGCGGATCGTTCCAGTTGGCAACAAACTGGTCCTTTGCAGCCGTGAACGAGCTGGCGATTGCGGCAAAGAAGGTGTCCCAGGCAGCGGCACCAGCGCCAATGTCGGTGCTCGCCGCGATCCGCGCCGCCCGGTCGCGCATGGACTTCTCCTCGCGCTGGGCGATGACGGCGGACGCCGGGCCCATGGCCTGCCCGATCTGCGCGTCCGTCTGGAACTGCGCGCTCATGCGGCTGCTCTCGGCCGCTGCGCCCTCGCGCGAGTACTGGCGGCCAAGCTTGTCCAGCCTGTCCACGTGCTCGTTTATGGCGTTGATGATCCCGGACAGCGCGCTGAAAGCCGTCTGGATCGTGCTGATCCCGGCCATGATCCCGGTGGCCATGGCCGTGCTGCGGGCCGTGCGGTTGAGCTTGTCGAGCTCCCGGTTCGTGGCCGCAACCCCTCGGGCGACGCCCTTGGAGTCCATGTCCACCTGGATGGATGCCTTCAAGGTCTTGTCAGCCATGTCGCACCCACTGGAAGAGCTGGTGCGGGCGCTTGCCGGTCAGCGCGCAGGCGATGACCACCAGCGCGTTCTCCATGCGCTCCTGGGTGGTCAGCTCCTTGGCGAGTCCTGCGGCCATGGTCATCCGTTGCTCTGGGCTTGCGATGCGCCAGAGCCTTCGCTCGGCGCGTCCGTAGGGCGTTGGCGGTTCACCTCCTCGAGCAGGCGCCCGGCGATGTCGGCGCGCAGCTGGCCGGCCTGCTCGGGATCCGCAAGCAGCGGGGAGCCGTCCTGGCAGGTGATGCAGGCCACCCACCAATACGGGTTGGTCGAAGCCTGCTGCACGTCCGCGAGCGTGGGTTCGCGGAACGTGAGCAGGCCGAGCTCGGGGATGTCAACCGAGCGGGTCCGGGCGGTGAACTTGGAGAGGTCAATCGGCATGGCTCAGATTGCCGGCCCCTGCTCTTCCCACGACAGTTCCCACGTCCCTGCGCCGGTGCCATCGTCCGTGAACGAGGCTGAGGTGATGTGGATGTTCATGGCCGGCTGGGTCGATGCCAGGCGTCCGTAGGTGCCCGGAAGGACGTTGTTCGTCGCGCTGTTTCCGCCGCCGTTCTCGACGTACTTCAGCGTGAGGGACGCGCCCGTCGCGGCGGCAAGGTTGTGCGGGTGCAGGTGCGCGTGGAGCGGCTTGTCCACGTTCGTGTCCTGCCTGAAGATCGTCAGCGAGCCGAAGCGGCGCATCCGTCCCGGCACCCGCTGCTCCCACCAGTCGCCGATGGTGGTCACGTCAAGGGAGGCGCGCTCCCAGTTCATGGTGACCGAGCGGACCTTCACGGTCACGCCGCTGCCCGAGGTGTCGTTTCCGCTGAAGGTCAGCGTGCCGCCAAAGGTTGGAATGAGTCCCATGGTCAGAGTCCTTGTAGGGTCAGGGTCAGGGTGCAGACGCGCTCGTCGCCTTCCGAGCCGTCGGCCTGCGATTCGGTGCGGAACGCGACGCTCGCGTCCGTGCAGACGATGTCTGCGGTGTTGGCCTGCTTCTCCACGCCGTTGAGCTGGGCGCAGATCTTGTCGGCCTCTTGGGCGACGGCGAGGGTGGTGTCGCCGTAGATGTTGACCTCGACGGTGACCATCCACAGGCCGGCATCGGCTCCAGGCATCGCGCGCGACGCCTGCGCGGCGCTGATCTCCCAGACGATGGCCGGCGTCTGCGTCGTGGGGCGGCGCATCCCGACGCTCACGGGGTTGGTCGTGGCCTGGTCGAGGTGGTACTGGACGGCCTTGCAGACCGTTTCCAGGCTCATGGCTTGCCCTCCAGCAGCTTCTTGGCCTCGGCAAGCGTCTCGCGAGCCATGGCGTCCATGGCCTTCTGGAGGTTGGCACGCGCCCAGCGGTAGGAGCGGTAGGCGCCGGGGATCATCTTTGCGGATCCCTTGGCCTTGTTCATCGCTTGGCGCTTTGAGAATGTGTAGTCGTGCAAGTCTTGGAATCGCGCACGCGCCTCGCCGTACATGGCGTAGATCGCCGCCGTGCGGACGCGCTTTGCCTCGCGGGTGTTGCCTGGCGTTGCCTTCCAGATCGCGTCCCGCTGCTCCTTGACGAAGGCGCGCCGGGCGTCTCGCTGCGCGATCAGGTGCTCTGGAGGAGCGCTGTAGAACTTGCTGGCACGCCCAAAGTGACGGAACCCGGATTCCAGGATGTGGTAGATGCGCTGGCGACCCTTAGCTCGGGAACCGCCCTTGCTTCCGTAGCGCACGCCGATCCTCGACCGCAGTTCTGCCGTCGGTCCGGCACCCATTCGTCGGATGTCCAGCTGCGTGGCGGCAGCAATGGCCTTTCGGTGCGTCGGCTTGCCTCGGTACTTGGATGCCTTCCAAATGGCAGCCAGCTCCTTGACGAACGGCGCGAGCGCCCGGCGGGCGCCGTTCTTCCTGGCGCGCTCATTGAGGCGCTCGGGCAGCTTCTCCAACGTCGCCTTTAGCTCCTTGCTGTCGAGCTTGATCTGGATCACCGGAACGCTCACAGGACCACCTCCACGGCCTCGACCTCAAGGGTCCGCCGGCGCTGGTCCTTGTCCGTGCAGCTGCGCACGTTCAGGGTGCGATTTGTTCCGTTGTCCGTCCACAGGAACCGGCTACGCGTGGTGATGGACGCCGTCCACGGGCAGAGGATGCGGTAGGAGGTCTGGATGGCCGGGCCGCCGTCCTCAACCGTCTCGGTGGTGTCCATCTGCTCGATGTAGACGGGAAGCGCGGACAGCCCGGACACGGTCGCCCACGTCTCGGTCCACTGGCCGAGCGAATCGACGGCAGCGGTCGGGTTCTGGACCTCCGCGACGAGCCGCATCATGCCGTGGGGGACGTGGGCCATGTCAGCCGATGCCCTTCCCCATCATGGCGCACACGTTGTCCCAGAAGTCGGCCTTCAGCGGCACCGTGTCATCGCCGCGCCCGGCGTTCAGCTGCGTGACGCGCTGGAGGACCGCCATCTTGAGCAATGGGTGCAGGGTGTTGTTCCCGGCCGAGACGGTCAGGACCAGCGGGTATGCGAGGTTCGCGACGCCCGTGAGGTTCGCGTAATGGAGTCCGTTGATGGTGACGAGCGAGAGCGTCACCGTCGCGGTCAGGGTGTCCACGCAGGTGCAGGCCGTGGCCGGCTGGCGCTCCAGGCGCACCAGCTTCGTGATGCCCTTGGGCTCCTCAACGACGTACTGCGTGCGCGTGACCGGATCCAGGCACCAGCCCGTCCGCTCCTCCAGCTCGGAGACGGCGGCGTTGTAGGCGTCCTGTAGGTACGCATCGTCCCCCGTGTGGAAGACGCGCGCCGAGTCCTTGAGGGTGGACAGGTTGATCGGCATTCAGGCTCCTGGACGCAAAGGGGGCGGGCGGGGAGAATTGCCCGCCCCCTTGCGCTTCCGGGGGACTTGCGTCAGGTGAGCGTGATGCGCAGGGCGGCGACCGCCTTCGGGCGCGTGATCTTCGAGTTGGCGAAGACCATCGCCTGGAACTTGATGAGTCCGGGCGTGGTCACGTCATCGCGGAACATGGAGATGCCGCCCCACTCGCGCACCGCAAACGCCTCGCGGACGTTGGCGAACATGAGCGGGATGGAGGTGGTCACGGCCGCCGTCTGGCGTCCGGGCGCGTAGGGCGCGATGTAGACCGGGCGGCCCATGAGAGTCATGGGCGCCTGGTTCTCCATCACCTGCACGTCGCTGCTGGGGATGAAGAGCGGGAGGTTGTTCGCCGTGATGCCGCTGGCGATCTGGTAGTACGCGTCCTGGCTCATCACCCAGGCGGCCTCGTTCCAGTACTCGGCGGGGAGGGTCTTGTAGCGCAGCTCCTGGAGACGGGCCAGCGTGAAGGCGCCGTCCCAGCCGGTGCCGCTGCCGTGGGCGGCGGTGACCGTCAGGCCCTTGAAGTTGGCGTTCTGGAGGAACAGCCCGGTGGGCTGGTCGCTGCCGGTGCCGACCGTGTAGCCGCTCTCGATGCCGCGAGCGATCTTGCGCTGGAGGTCGTTGATTACCTCGGCCTCAATGTCGAAGTTCGCCTGCCGCACGGCCCACTGCGTGACCTCGGACTTCGGGAGGCCGCCGACGGGGTTCAGGTTCACCTCGGCCCACGCGCCGTCAAGGGCGGTCTGCGTCTTGTTGGCCTCGGTGGTCCAGAAGGCGCTGGCGGCCGCGTCCGTCTCCAGCGTGTTGACGCGCACCGTCACCGAGCCCTGCACGCCCGTGCGGATGTCCGCCAGGTTGCGAACGACGGTGTTGCGCTCCATGTACTTCAGGATGCCGGCCTCGTAGATCTTGGGCACCAGCACGCCCGAGGAGCTCGCCGTCGTGATGTCGCGGAACTCGGGGAGCCCGCGCGACTCGGGGGCGCGCCCGCCGCGGCACCAGTCGATCCACTGGTCGCGGTACTCGTTGGACGCCGTCCACTCGAACGAGCGCTTCTCGTTCTCCTGGCTGGCCTTCTCGACGGCGGCGAAGGACGCGAAGCGCTCGCGGAGCTGCGAGGCACCGATGTGCTTCTGCATCTCCTCGATGTCCCGCTTCAGCGGCTCCAGCTTGTCCATGAGCTCGGAGCCGCGGGCCTCCTGCTCGGGGGAGAGCTGGTCGTTGGCGAGGAGCTGGTTGAGCTCCGAGTTCAGCGCATCGCGCTGCTCGATCATCTCGGCGCGCTTCTTGAACAGGTCGGTGGTCTTCATGTGAGGGCCCTCAAACGCAGACGAAGCCTCGCGAGAGCGGGGCTGTAGGTGCGTGCTTCGGCGCTTGTCTGCGGGTAGGCGCCTGATTCGACGATGGAAACCTCGCGCAGGTCCACCTGCGTGAGGGTGCGCTCGGAGCCCTTCCAGGCGTCCGAGCGGACTACGAAACCAAATGACATCTCGGAAAGGACGCCGGAATCGACCAGGGCGTACACGTCCTTCGCCCGCTGGGTATCCGGCAGTTGGACATCGAAGGCCAGGCCGCGCTCGTCCGACGCGAGCTTCAAACGCTGGCTCTTCGTGTTGGCGAGAAGCTCGCGACGGTCATGGCCGACCAGCAGCGAGATGTTCCCGCGGAGGCTCTGGTCGAACGCGCCGCGCGCCACGCGCTCGGTGAACGGCTTCCCGCCGTTCACGCTGCGCACGACGAGCGGGTGGCTCGGGGCGTCGTAGACGGCCGCGTAGCCGGTCAGGCGGTTGCCGTCGCGCTCGAACGACGTGGTGCGGACCTCAAGCATCCTCGGACTCCTCCCCGGCGTTGTCCGGGCCAGTGGAGGCCGCTGCGCCGCCCGGCATGGAGACGGTGGGCTGGTCGAGGCCCGACATGGGCGGCAGGCCGACCCGGCGGCGGGCGTCGTTGGGGCTCATGATGCCGGCGAGGACGAGCTTCGCGAGCGCCTGCCCGGCGTCCTTCAGGTTGCCGCGCAGGATCAAGTCCTTGTCGAAGCACAGGCGCTCGCCGGGCGCGAGGAGCTTGCGCTCGATCTCCGCGCTCCAGGCCGCCGACCACATGGAAAGGCCGCTGTCCACGTAGGCGCGGGCCGTCTCGACCTGCGAGGCGAGCGCGCCGCCGCCCTGCTGGAAGAGCATCTCGGGCGGGATGCCGAAGGCGCGGGCGATTTCCTGGATGCTGAAGCGCCGGGACTCCAGGTTGGTGCTGGAAGTCTCCTGGCTGATGCGCTCGGCCTTCATGCCCTCGCGCAGGATCAGCGGCCGGGAGGCGCCTTCCGGGTTCGCGTGCATGGTCTGCCAGGCGTCGCGGATGGACTGCACGGCCTGGTCGCTCATGGCGCCCGGATGGCTGAGGCTGATCTTGCCCGTCGAGCCGGTCTTGACGAGCGCCGAGTGCGCCGCGTCCTGGTCGGCCGCGAGCTGCATGGCGTGGGCCGTGGCGTCGAGCGGGGAGACGAACCACGCCGGGAACAGGAGGTCCGGGTACGCGCCGATGTGCACCACCTGGTCGGCGGCGAGCTTCACGTCCTTGATCAGGTACTCGACGCCCTCGTCGGTCCACTGGGCGCGGGCGGCGCCGACGGGGATCGGCTGGAGCTCCGCGACGGTGCCGTCGCTGGCCCGGCGGATCAGCGCGAGGCCGTTGCCCGAGGTAAGCGCGCAGCTGGTGACGAACCGGCGGAAGTCGAATCCGGACTGCCAGCGGCTGGCGTCCCGATTCAGGAGCTGGGCGATGGGGTGGCCGTCGATGACGGTGCCGTCCTCGCGCTCCACTCGGATCGGCAGGCGGGCGATGTCGGTCGAAAGCAGCTGGACGGCGCGCACCACCGACGGGAGGGTCGATGGGTCCACGGTCGGCGTGGTGGCGCCGGACTGCCAGACCACGACGGTCGGCTTCACCGCGAAGATGCGCGAGAACCACGTCACGCTCCGGATGGAACGAATGTGCCCCCAGATGTCAAGCGGATTTCAAGAGAGTGCAACAATAGAACAGGCACCAGCGTGGTGGTGCCTGTCGCGCCCTTGCGCTCGGCCTTGCGGCCCTCTGGCGAATCGGCTCGCCGGACAAGTTGTAGTTCGGGCCTCTGCCCTTCAATCCCGGCGCTGATGCGCCCGCGGTATTGACGGATGGGAGTCATCCGTGGCTTGTCTGCGCTGATTCTACCCAATCGGGCAGGCACTGTTCGCGATGCCGCTCGCCTCGCGCACCTGGTGGTGCTCCATGAGGATCGCGGCCATGTTGCCGGCGACCACGGCGTCGGTGTTGCCAGAGCTGCGCCCCTTCACCGGGCGGATGTTGCCGACGTTGTCCTTGACCAGCCGCACGGCGTTCAGCGCCGCACGCAGGACCG